ATTGGCAACACTACAAGCTGCATGGGGTACAACAGTCACATGTGTATTCCTACAGGAAAAGGGAACAGCAGTATCTGCTACTAACCCTCTTTACACTGTTTCATTGCTAGTCAATAACACTACAGACATCAATGGTGCTGTAGGCGATATGGCTACACAGTCAATCACATTTACTGCTAACTCAACAGTTGCAGTAGCCACAACAGGCACATTCTAAACAAACTATAAAGGGGCAAACTCATGGCAAAACTAAAGATAGTTCGTACAGATGGAAGCGTATTGGAAGGCGAGATCACTCCAGCAGTGGAGTACTCATTCGAGCAGTACGCTAAAAAGGGCTTCCATAAGGCGTTTCGCGATGAAGAAAAGCAGAGCGATGTCTATTGGTTAGCATGGGAAGTAACACGCAGGTCAGGTGAAACTGTTAAGCCTTTTGGTATGGATTTCATCGAGACACTCAAAAGTGTCGAGGTGCTTGATTCAGACCCTTTAGCTTAAAGCGCGATCTTCCATTCACCTATCTAATTGCTAGGCTAAGCATTAGGTTGGGAATCGCGCCACAGCAGTTATTAGATCTAGATAAGACCATGCTCGATGCATTAGTGCAGGGGCTCAAAGATGAAGCGAAAGAGGTGAGCGATGCCAGCAAGCGTAAAGGGCGCGGTCGCTCTTAGGAAGTCTTTACGCCAATTCAGTCCTGACCTTGCTAAGGCTTTACCTAAAGAGGTTGCAGCAGCTCTTAAGCCAATTACTAAAGCGGCTAAAGGTTATCTGCCTGACGATGATCAAGTCCTAAGCGGATGGTTAGCCCGTGAAGGCTCACAGGCTCGCTTCCCTAGTTACAATGCCCGCATCGTTAAAGGCGGCATTGGCTATAAGACAACACCATCAAAGCCTAATCGCAGGGGTTTCAGATCTCTTGCTCGCGTATTCAATAAGAGTGCTGCTGGAGCAATCTACGAGACTATGGGTCGTAAGACTCCACAAAGCAGATTCGTACAGAATCAGCAGGGCAAGTACAGCTCACAGATGAAGGGCGATCAGAAGATGGAAGGTCGCGCCTTATTCCGCGCATACGATGAGAATAATGGCAAGGCTAGAGAAGCAGTCTTAAAGGCTATTCAGGGCGCAGCCAACAAACTAAACGCAAGAGCGAGAGGCTAACCATGGCTAATGTATTGATTGACATTGCCGCGGAGTTCACAGGCAATAAAGCGTTTAAGCAAGCAGATACTGCAACAGACAAACTTACTAAGAATGTCAAAAAACTAGCAGCCACTTTTGGTGTTGCTTTTGGTACAACAGCAGTACTGGCTTACGGCAAGGCAGCAGTCAAAGCAGCCGCAGCCGATCAGAAAGCGCAGCAACAGTTAGCCCTAGCTCTTAAGAATGTTGGACTCGGTCGAGATGCCGCTGCATCAGAGGAATATATCCAGCGACTACAAACAGAGTTCGGCATTGTTGATGATCTTCTACGCCCTGCTTATCAGACTCTTGCAGTAGCCACAGGCAATACAGCAGAAGCACAAAGACTTCTCAATTTATCCTTAGACATTTCAGCATCGACTGGCAAAGAATTAGGCTCAGTCACAGCGGCATTAAGTCGCGCATATCTAGGAAATAATGCAGCTCTATCTCGCTTGGGTGTAGGTATCTCAAAGGCAGACCTGAAGGCTAAGTCTTTTGAGGACATTACAAACCAGCTGCAAAGCACATTCGCAGGATCTGCAACAGCTGCTGCTAATACCTTTCAAGGCTCGATAGATAAGCTTGCAGTTGCTTCCGCTAATGCCAGCGAGATTATTGGTACTGGCTTAATCGATGCCCTGACTAAACTTGGTGAAGATACTAGCGTTGCTGATCTAGCGACAAACATGGAAAAGACGGCTCTGTATATTGCAGATGTTATCCGTGGCATAGGAGTCTTGGCTGGAAAGTTAAAGGATCTTCCTATCATTGGCAGCGTTAATGTTGGCATGATTCCTATTGTGGGTACTTATCTCACATTACTGCGTGAGGCTGGTAAGCAAGCACCTGTCCAGAAGGCATCTGATAACGCTCACCTTAAATCATTACAAAATCAGTTTACTGTTACAAAGAAAACGACTGCACAGAATAAAGCACTTACTAAAGAGACTGCTACGCAATTAAAGAATAAGAAATTACAGCAAGCAATTGACAAGGCTAACCTTGCCCTTAATCAGGGTGAAGAAGTCTTTGACATGGATAAGATCCAGATTGCCGCAGCTCTTACTAATCAGGCTGAGCAACTAGGCAAGGCAACATCTAGCGCACAGGTTCTCCAAATTGCTAACGATACTGCTCGCCTTAATGTCAAGCGTTCTATTCTTGCTTTAGAAGATGCAATTGCTTCTAAGGATGAAGCAGCCATCACAGCAGCCACGGCTAAACTCAATGCAGATCTTAAAGTGCTTGGCACACTTGGTATGCAGAATATAAAACTTCAGGATATTAAATCAATCCTTGAAAGCCTAAAGCCTAAAGATCTCATAAACATTAGTAACCTTGAAGAAGCATTAAGACTTCTTGCTCAGATTAACTTATTGTCTAACGCTAAGGTTCCAACAAGCGCATCTCTAGGCTCTGGCATTCCAGCAGGGGATTACATCGCGCCTATCTCTACTGTGGGCGGATCTATTGAGGCTATTCTGGAATATGCAGAAGCAGCCACAGCTCGCGCTAATGCTTTTGCAGATTTGCTAGACATGGAAAACGCATCGGCTGCAAGTCAGATGGCTTCATCGATTGATTTAGAAGCTATTGCTCGCTCATCTCTACTGCAAGGTCTATCAGGCGGCGCAGGTGTAGCAGGTGCAGTAAGCGGGTCACGCTATGCAGCACAGGCGGCTAACGCATATAACATCACTATTAACACAGGTGTCGGTGACCCTAATGCGATCGCAGAGGCTATTGACAATGTACTTCGTGAGGCGCGAGACAGAGGAACGCTGATAGCAGTATGACATGGCTTCCAGAGTGGCGAGTGACAGTAGGTGATGATGTCTATACGACTGTCACCTCTGTGTCGTTTGCATCTGGTCGCTTAGACATTGACAGACAATGCACAGCAGGTTACTGCCGAGTAGAGATCATCAACGCTAACAATGCACCCTTTACCATCAATGTCACAGAGCCAATTACTTTAGAGCTTAAAGATAGCGGTGGCAGTTATGTCACTGTATTCGGTGGCGAGGTCTCAGACTTTAACATCGGAGTGCGTAGCCCAGAGGAAAGCGGCTATATCACCACGGGCACGATCTTGGGCATTGGATCACTTGCTCGACTTACTAAAGCTATCTTCAACACAGCTCTAGTAGAAGAATTAGATGGCGAACAGATCGCAGACATCTTGGGTGCAGCTCTTAATCTGTCTTGGGCAGAGGTCACACCAACAGTTACATGGGATACATACCCAGCAACGACTACATGGGATGAAGCAGAGTCCTACATTGGCACTATTGACACAGGCTTTTACACGATGATTGCTCTTGCTGCTAGTGCTTCTGCTAAGTCTCAAAGCCTTGCAGATCAGATTGCCAATTCAGCATTAGGTCAGATCCATGAAGAAAAGAATGGAGATGTTTCCTATGACGATGCAGACCACAGATCTAACTATCTCGCAGCTAATGGCTTCACTAGCATTGATGGCTCGTATGCAACACCAACCTCTATCACATCCACAACTCAGACTGCTCGCATCCGTAACAGCCTTATCTACCGCTATGGCACAGGATACGCATCAACCTACGCTGTATCAGATTCCGACTCTGTAGCATCTTACGGACTCTTTGAGAGGTCTGTGGACTCTAACATCAAGAACCTTGTGGACATCACTGATATCGCCTCTAGAGAGCTTAACCTGAGAAAAGACCCAAGCGGATCATTGGGTGCAATTACCTTTAGACTTGATAACCCAGACATCCCTAATCAAATGCTAGATGACTTAATTAACATCTTTTTTGGACAGCCTGTAATTATTGACAACTTGCCTAGCAATTTACTGGGTGGTCAGTTCGATGGCTTTGTGGAGAACGTAGCCCTACGCGCCACCCCTAGCTTTACTGAGATCACCCTCTACATCTCAGCTACAGACTTCTCACTATCAACAACCCAATGGGAAACAATTACGCCTGCTTCACTTATCTGGACGGATGTAAATGCTATACTAACTTGGACTAACGCGACTGGAGCACTAACCTAATGGCAACTACTACACCTAATTTCGGTTGGACTGTTCCAACCTCATCTGACCTAGTCAAGAATGGTGCTACAGCCATCGAGACTCTAGGAGACTCGGTTGATGCATCCTTCGCAGGTCTTACAGTCAATGCACAGACTGGCACTACTTACACAGCAGTTAAGGCAGATGGTCTTAATGCCATTGTCACGATGGACAATGCATCTCCAAATACTTTTAGCATCCCGACAGATGCAACCTATAACTTTCCTACTGGCACTACCCTTCTTGTGTATATGAAAGGTGCGGGTGTAACCACAATTACAGCAGTTACTCCAGGGACAACAACAGTAGTAAGCGCAGGCACAGTTATTGGATCTCCAGTATTATCTCGATACAGATCCGCAGCTTGTATCAAGATTGCTGCTAACTCATGGATCGTGGTTGGTGGCATTGCATAATGCTAAACACCTTAGCGGGCATTATTGCTGGTAGCACTTTGCCAGTCACAACTTTTAATGTGGATTACCTTGTCGTAGCAGGAGCAGGCGGTGGCGGCGGCGGCGGTGGCGGAGCGGGTGGTTTGCGCTGCACAGTTACAGCAACAGGTGGCGGTGGATCTTTAGAATCTGCGTTGAGTTTATCTTTATCAACGAATTACACAGTAACCATCGGTGCAGGTGGTGCAGGTGGTATTGCAAATGTTGCTGGATCTAATGGCAATAACTCTATTTTTAGCTCAATAACATCCACAGCAGGCGGTCGTGGTGGTTTTGCCACTCCTATCAATGGCTCAACTGGTGGTTCAGGTGGTGGTGGTGCAACAGATGGAACGACTGCTGGAACTGGTGGTGCAGGAACATCAAATCAAGGTTACGCAGGTGGTAACGGAACAATCACTGGTGGTTTTGCAAAAGGCGGTGGTGGTGGTGCAAATGCAATAGGTGCTAATGCAGTCACGACTACTGGTGGTAATGGTGGCAATGGTGTAGCAACATCGATTACAGGTTCATCTGTAACTTATGCTGGTGGCGGTGGCGGTGGTGCAAGCAACGCTGGCGGTGCAGTTGGTGGCACAGGTGGCACAGGTGGCGGTGGAACTGGCGGTTCAGGTTCAGACGGAAGTGGCACGAGTGGTACTGCAAATACTGGTTCAGGTGGTGGTGGTGCTACTGGCGGAACAGGTGCAGGTGGTGCAGGTGGCTCTGGCGTGGTGATCCTTCGTTACCCAGACACACGAACTATTACTATTGGCGCAGGATTAACAGGTACTGAAAGTGCAGCTAGTGGTGGATTTAAGAGAGCTACTATTACTGCTGGCACTGGAAATGTGAGCTGGGCATAATGGCACATTACGCATTTTTAGACGAAAACAACATAGTCACTGAGGTTATTGTCGGAATTGATGAAACTGAACTCATTAAAGGATTAGATCCCGAAACATGGTACGGAAACTTTAGAGGTCAGGTCTGCAAACGCACATCTTACAACGGCAACATTCGCTTTAATTATGCTGGCGTGGGTTATCTTTACGATGCTGCTCGCGATGCTTTTATAGCACCTGAGCCAGAAAACGCGATTGGTTTTGATGAACAAACCTGCCAGTGGATTGTCCCAGATGAAACCACGTTTATCTAGAGCCGCCATCCAGTTACGAGAACAGATCGATGATTCGTTCCCAGATCGTGACCGCGCATCGGATGGTTGGATCGGTGATAGCCGACACGCTGCTCGCAAGTCAGATCATAATCCTGATGAGCAGGGCTGGGTTCGTGCCATTGATGTGGACAAAGACTTATTCAAGAATGGCAAGCCAGACATCATGGGAGATCTTGCTGATCAGCTTCGTACCTTGTCCAGATCCAAGAAAGACAAGCGTATTAGTTACATCATTTACGATGGACAAATTTGTTCCAGAATCCTTAACTGGAAGTGGCGCAAGTACACAGGGGCTAACAAACACACTAAGCACATGCATGTTAGCTTTAAGAAAGAAGCTGACAATGATGGTGCTTTTTTTCAAGTATCTATGTTAGGTGGAGAAT